ACGGCAAGGCTAGACTTTACAACATGTATCGTCAAGAACTCTATGTAGGACTCTTACCTTATCTGAAAGAGTTTGCGGACACACTAGAGTACACACTAGAAGTAGATATAAAAGACATAGGAGATCCTGTGTCAACGCAGTATGTAGAAAACTTTGCTAAAAAATTAAACTTACAGAGCGGCGGTAAAGACATTGAAATACGAGACTATCAAGTTGAGGCTGTTAAACATTCTATCAATAAAGGCCGAGCGCTTTTACTTTCTCCGACCGCTTCTGGAAAGTCTCTTATTATCTATAACCTTATTAGGTACCATCAGCATCTTGGCCGTAAGCAGCTCATCGTTGTGCCAACAACCTCCCTCGTTGAGCAAATGTATGGGGACTTCCAAGACTATGCAACAGCAGATGCCTGGAAGGCAGTTGAGAACTGCCATAGAATCTACGGAGGCAAAGAGAAGACAGCAGAATATCCTATAACGATATCTACATGGCAGTCTATCTATAAGTTTCCTAAGTCTTGGTTCGAGCAATTCGATGTCGTCTATGGCGATGAAGCACACAACTTCAAGGCAAAATCTCTCACTTCAATTCTAGATAAATGTGTCAATGCACCTTATCGCATAGGCACTACGGGTACTCTGGACGGCACTAAAACTCACAAGTTGGTTCTAGAGGGCGTATTCGGTACTGTCAAAAAAGTAATCACTACAAAGAAACTGATGGAGCAAAAGAGTGTAGCGGATCTTGCTATCACTTGTCTCTTATTAGACTATAGCGATACAGACAGAAAACTAGTTAAGAAGATGACCTACCAAGAAGAGATGGACTGGATAGTTTCTAACCCTAAGAGAAATAACTTCATCAGGAATCTATGTTTATCACAAAAAGGCAATACACTAGTGTTGTTTCAGTATGTAGAGAAGCACGGAAAAATTCTAAGAGACTTGATTACTCAGAAAGCAGCAGAAGGCCGCAGTGTATTCTTTGTCTACGGCGGTACTGACACTGAACAAAGAGAAGAGATACGAGCATTAACTGAAAAAGAGAACGATGCTATTATCATTGCTTCATATGGTACATTTTCAACAGGCATAAATATTCGTAACTTACACAATATTGTTTTTGCTTCACCGAGTAAGAGTAGAATCAGAAACTTACAGAGTATTGGTAGAGGGTTGAGAAAAGGCGACAACAAGACTTCTTGTGAGCTTTTTGATATTGGTGATGACCTATCTTGGAAATCTAAAAAGAACTACACACTTGGTCACATGGTCGAACGAGTAAAGATATATAATGAAGAGGGTTTTGAATACAAAATGGTAAAGGTACCTATCAGTGGAAACTAACTATCACATACTTCATTTAGTAAACGGACAAACACTAGTGGGCGATTTAGAGTATACTGTCGAATCATTGATGCTAAAGTTTCCTTTAGAAGTTAGCTCTAAAACTATTACAGACAATGATGGCAAAGTACTTGGAGAGCACATGGTCCTTCGTCCTTTCTTAATAATGACGGACGACAGAGAGCTAACGATAGACCAGTTTAATGTCCTATGTTGTGTAACTTTAAGTCAAAGACTTTACAAGTCATATGAAGATATGGTAGAACATGTTTATGGCAAGCAGGTTTCATTTGAAGGAGATTTCTATTCTGGCGAAAAAGAAAATAAAGATATAGAAGACCTTAGTCAAGAAGAAGCAAAGCGGTTACAAGATCAAGTAAATGATATTATAGATAATTTGAATGACAGCAATGATAACAACACAATACATTAGTGTTTTCTTTTTTCTGACAAACCAATTATACCAGTGGCCTAGATCCGTGTCAAGCTTTTTTTGTAAAATATCTTGATTTATTTCTTGACTTAAGTGTTTGATAGTGTTACTATATTTTATGTTTTAGAGGTGGAGATAAAATGTCTAAAGAAAAAAATGCTCATTATGTAGACAATAAAAAGTTCTACGAGGCAATAAAAGCGTGGAAAGAGGAGTGGGATGCAGCAGTAGCAGCAGAAAAACCTACTCCGCAGTGTACTCACTATCTAGGTGAATGTTTTGTAAAGATATCAAATCACTTGGCCTATAAGTCAAACTTTGTCAACTATACTTACAGAGACGAAATGATTCTTGATGGCATTGAGAATTGTCTCAGGTATGCAGACAGATTTAATCCCGAAAAATCGAAAAATCCATTTGCTTATTTTACTCAGATAACTTATTATAGTTTTATTAGGCGAATTAAAAAAGAAGCTAGGCAGACGGACACGAAGCTAAATTATCTTGCAAGTATTGACTTACAACAGTTGTTAGATGAGGTAGAAGGTGACAGTGGAAATTATGAGTACTTGAAATGGGTTCAAGAACAAGTAGACATAAATTCCAAAGATAAAAAAGAACTGTCAAGGATTAGTGAAAACAAACAGCAGAAGAGAAGACCCAAGTACTTTGATGAAAAAGAAGATGTAACTCTTGATATTTAAAGGAAACTTATGTTATGACAAAGAGCAGTGTTATCAGAAAAGTGCCTTGCATTGGTGAGGGTTGTGAAGGGCCAGATACAATGTATGTAGTAGACATTTATGAAAACGATCATAAAGTCGGCACCAATGAATTTCCTGGCAAGAGCATACACTTTGCAGAATCATTTGCAAGAAAGTGGGACGAGGGTATTTTAAATAATGAAGATAAAGCCTAACGACAGACAGGTAGTAGTTGACTTAGAGACTTTAAGCACAAGACCAAATTCGTGTATTGTTTCTATAGGAGCTGTTGCGTTTACTCTAGAAGATGGCATTACTGAAGAGTTTTTGATTAATATTGATCCTATGTCATCTAAAGAAAAGGGTCTTCATATAGATAAAGAAACTATAGAATGGTGGGCAAGTCAGCCTAAAGAAGCTATTGATTCTTGGAAAAAAGATCCAGTCAGTCTCGAAGAAGGTTTGGCAAAATTTAAAAGTTTTTATGGTTCTAATAGATGGACACCAGTATGGGGAAACGGCTCATCTTTTGATATTACCATACTTGAATCTGCTTTTTTTGCATGTGATTACCATAAAGAAGAAATTCCTTGGATGCCTTGGGTAATTTACGACATGAGAACTCTCACCAATATACTTAGTCGAAAGTTGGAAAAAACTGGCATTAATCACAACGCTTTGCATGATTCAATCGCAGAGGCAAAACTACTTATTGAAATGCTATCCTCATGATGGAGAAACTTTCTTATCAATTTGATGTAGAAACTCTTTTAACAGAGTGTAATTTTTTAATAGATACTCACGGTCTTGAATCAGAAAAAAATCAGTTAAGTCTTAAACATACTGATACAGCTTCTGGTAACTTATGGCATTTTGGTTTAGGTTCTTTTAGAACAGAAAAAGCATTATCAAATCTAAGCCAAAAAGATTTTACTGTTTTAAATCAAGAACTAAAGAACACATACATAGAAAAAGTCTACAACATAATCTCAAATGATTATCAAATTGGCAGATGCAGAATCATGGCACTTCCAGGCCAAAAGTGTATGACTCTTCACTATGATGCAACACAGAGAATACATATACCTTTATTGACAAATGAAAATTGTTTGATGATAATAGGAGATCGTGTGTATCATATGCCTGCAGACGGTAGCGCATATTTCACTGATACATTTAAAAGACATACCGCACTAAATGCTAATTGGGATTTTTTACGACTACATTTAGTATTTGATTTATTATAGGAATATATTATGGATGCACAAAAAGTACGCAATGCAATTGTTGAAATATCTAATTCTATGACTCGTATGGACGCAGAACGAGATTTGATTAAAGAGATAATCAACAAAGTCCACGAAGAAGAGTTTTTGGACAAGCGAGTTATACGAAAGATGGCCCGTGTTTATCACAAGCAAAACTTTGCGGAAGAAACTACAATAAACGAAGAATTTGAGACTACTTTCAAAAATATTATGTCTTGACAACACCCAAGAAGTGTGTCAATATATGCTCGTAACTCACAGGAGATTCTAGTATGAATATTTTTGCTCTAGACGCAGACCCAGTAATCGCTGCTCAAAGCCACTGCGATAAGCATGTGGTTAAAATGATTATTGAATATGCTCAACTTATGTCTACCGCTCATCGTGTACTAGACGGTACAATGTATCAAGACAAAACGGCTAACAATCGCAGTATCAAGCGTTGGCGCCTAGCTGATGAGGTTCTAGAAAATGATGTATACAAAGCATCACACATCAATCACCCTTCCGGTATCTGGACAAGAGCGACTAGAGCAAACTACGAGTACATGCATGAGTTGTGGATTGCATTGTGCAAAGAGTACACGCATCGTTATGGAAGAATACATCTTACACAAGAAAAGCTAGAGCATATTTTGTGTAATGCACCAGAAAATATACCAGACGGCGACTTGACTGAAATTCCACAAGCAATGCCCGATGATGCAAAACTTCCTAATGTGATAGAGGCTTATCGCAATTACTATCGTATATACAAGAAAGACTTTGCAAAGTGGACTAAACGACAAACACCGGAGTGGTTTATTTGAAATTTGCAATGGTAACAGACCTGCATTTTGGCGCAAGAAGTGACTCGCTTGCCTTTGACAATCACTTTCGCAAGTTCTATGAGGAAGTATTCTTTCCAGAACTAGATCGTCAAGGTATCAAAACTGTATTTGATCTGGGAGATACATTCGACCGAAGAAAGTATATCAACTTTAATACTCTAAAGAGTTGTAAGGAATATTTCTTTGACGAGTTAGAAAGGCGTGGAATCGATTTGCATATGATTCCAGGCAATCACGATACCTATTTCAAAAACACTAACGATGTAAACTCTCCTGATCTTTTGTTGAGAGACTATAACAACATTGCTCTATATCAGAAGGTTACTGAAATCAAGATGGGTGACAGCACAGTATTGTTTGTGCCTTGGATATGTAATGAAAACTATGAAGAGTCATTTGAAATCATCTCTAAATCAAAAGCTGATATATGCTTGGGACACTTTGAGTTTTCTGGTTATGACATGTATCGTGGATCCCCTAATCCTCATGGTATGGATCCTGGCATGTTT